TTTTGAAAACAACTTATTTTCTGGAACTTCTTTTATATCAAAGATTTCCTCTTGTTTCTTTTTCGATTTTACTTGTTCTAAATCTTTTTTGAATTCTTGCTCAATTTTCGTTGTAACCAATTTGTTATATGCGGAGTCATCCAGCAACAAATTTTCAATATCTTTATTTTCTTTCATAAAAACCTTTCTTAAATTAAATTTTGTTATCATCTAGATTTGAAATCGTAATAATTTTGGCTTCTCGATATTCTTCATCTTCTGTCTTTGTTGAAAATCCTAAATATTTGCAAAGACTTTCAAGAGCTTTTAAACCCGCAGAAGCATCACGCAATTTACATTTGCCAGTAAAATTGCCTTCTTTGTCCAAAATATCTTCTTGCTCAAGAGAAAATTCTGCGATTTGCAATAGCTTTTGGATAACATAACCCTTTTGAACACTTAAAGACTCTATCTGAGATTTTAAATGAGATTTTATGGCATGGATTATGTAATCTTTTTGTAACAATTCCAAAGAAAAACTTTTCAAATCTTTGCATTTGTAACCTGCAATTTTTGCAGAAATTTCTCCGTCAAGCGTCCTTATATACTCGTTTACAAACCTTTTTTGTTGTTGTGTTAATTGTTTCATCTTGTTACATTTCTTATAATAATTTGTTTTTTTCTCAAATAATTTGTATAATAAACATGCTATTTATATTTCGGCTAGTGTAAATCTTAACAGGGGGAAATGGAAAGGACTTCCTGTTTTTTTTACCCTATTTTCTGAAAAGACTTACACTTGGAGGGTTTAAGGCAGACACTCCAGACTTTGATTTTAAGTTTGCCAAAGCCTCTTTGTACATGCTCATCCAATAAGAAAACCTGTAATATTGAGGATTTCCCTTCATTCTCAAGCATGTTCCGTATACTAAAATTTGTTCGGCAAACGAATTTGGAATCAAAGAAACATCGGTATCCAATGTAAAATCCGTTTTCTCTTCATTTTCTTCATCAACCACACAATTATTAGTATAATAAATAACATCAATGGTTTTATCCTGTTCAAACTTGTTAAAAAGTAACTTGTCAGAAAAGCATGAATACCTTCCCGCAATACCATTTCCTTTTAAAAATGGTTCGAAATTTTCACAAAAATCATGCCTGCGCCCATCAATAAAAAGGTATAAAATTCTTCCATTGACAGTATTTTCGAGTTCCGTATTTTCTGCAGGAAGGTTTAATTTTGTTTTTCGAAGTAAAAAATTCCAACCATCAGAACCACAAACCTCTTTATTTATAATGTTTAAAATCGTCATAATTCTTTTATGGTCATTTTTTACGAGTTCAGAAAATGCATTCACCTGCTTGTAATTCAATTCCAGCAGACATTTATTTATCAGTTCTAAAAAATTCATAAAATCTCCTTTTTTGAAAAAGTTCGGACAAGTTATTGGCCTATCCGAACCTTTAACTTTACTCAAAACTACTTAATTAAGCCTTGTTTTGCTTGTGCCATTATCGCCTGTTCGTTTTGAGTAAATTCCTCACCACTCATATTGCCGATATCCTCACGAGTAAAAACCTTATCCATTTTGCCGTCTGAGCAAGCATTCTGAGCATAAGCCGTCAACTTGCGTTTTGCGACAGAGTTCTCATCATTCAATGTTTTCTCGTATTCGGATTTCTTCAAATATTTATCAACTGCTGAATTTTCTAACTTTTCAACTAATTGAGAGATTTGAAGAATTTCATCTTTGTCCATATCCAAATCTTTAATATAGTTTAAGACATCAACTCGTCCATCCCCTTTAAAGAAATCTGGACGTTCTTGATTGAACATTTCCATTTGAGATTTTTCGGGTTGGGGATTTTCGTTGTTTTTACTCAAAAATTCAGTCTTATAGTTGTTTAATTCTTGAGCCTTCCGAGCTAATTGAACCAACAAATATTGTCCTTGTTTTTGTGTTAATACACCTTTTTGAACAAGATTTTTTAAGTTCTGAAAATCAGAACCTATAGACTGTTCAAAACGGTAAAAGATGTCATTATATCCATTTTGCGGATTTGTCTGCGGACTCACGGCAGACGATGAAATTCCTGTTTGTGCAAAATTTGCACCTATTTGATTTTGCATAAAAATTATTCTCCTTCTTCTTTTGGCAAAGAATTTATGTACTGTACGGAAATTTCAACAACGCCATCAATAAAACTTGACAACAAAATTGAAATAATATTTTTTAGAAGAGTTGAACAATTCAAATTCTTTAAAATATACTCTATCGCCATTTGTTTTTTCTCTTTTCCGTTACCACTACCTAATGTAGTTTCGGCAACCAATACAGCATTTTTTGCCAATTCTTTTATCTGTGATTTTATATTAGAAAACATAAACCAAAATTCTCCTTTTAAGTTTTATAAAATGTACTCTCAAGCACTATAGATATGGGATGAGAGTACATTTAACCCATTACCCTATTTTACTGATACAATCATTTTCGCTAAGGCTTTAGGCTGAACGGTCTTAGCACCGTATAAATACAGACCTCGAACTAAGTCAGAAAAGCTATCTTTATCACGTAGACTTTCGATTTTTGCTAATTGAGAGGCAAAAGTAATTGCATCATTTGTACCTGCAAGAACGTAGTATTTGCCGTCCACATCTGAAAGATTTGTACTTACTAAAACATCCATGCCTGCAATCCTACCAATAGCACCGTTTCTCAAAGTTTCATCCCCAACGTTATAAGCACTAATGAACTCTGGACTTTGTAATAAGTAAGCTTCAATATCAGGGTTAATTACAACCCAAGGACGAACTCCTGCGTGAATAGCATCTGAATTTTTCAAAGCTAATGCCAATTTTACAAAGTTAGCATAAATTGTTGTTGTATCCAATGTAACAGGAGAAGATTCTTCTCCGACTGTATTTTTCTCTGTTACATCGGTATGAAGTCCCAACAAATATGAATCTTGAACAACTTCAATGGCTTTTTTAGCATTATTTAAATGAGCTTCCATAATGTCCGCATGAGCTTGAACTCGAGAAACATCATCTATTTTGAAAGCGAAAAATTTCTTTTGATCAATTACCAAATCTTGAGATGTTGGATTTAAGGCAGAATACGAAATATCACCATCTGTTAAAGTTGATACTGTAACTTCGGCAGGAGAAATAATTTTAACGGTGTCACCTTGATTTTTAATATCTCCTTCCCAATTTTTATTGACACATTGCATCATTACGCAATTCTTTTCCAAAATCTGATTTAATTTTTGACTCCAAATTTCTGGAATAAAGGCTGAATAGCCTGTGGTTACTTTTGTTTCTGACATTTCTTTTCCTTTCGTGTTAACTAAAACTAAAAACTAAATGAGTGGTGATTATTTTTAAAATTTTTCATTAATCGTCATTATAAATTTCTCTGAATTGAAGCCCAATAATCGCACAATTATCCGCAAAATCACTTCCTTCTATACAAATTTGTATAGAGTAATTACTTCCACAGATTTCCGCCTTTTCCATTGTGTTAGTAGCAACTGGCCAAACTGGGATTTCGGACGCTTCATCAGCCCAACAGTATTGTTGATTTTCTTCTGTTTCTTCATCCTCAGGACACCACATAAAATGAGAATAATGTTTAGAATAAATCAGTTCGATATCATCCCCGTACTCACTGTCATAGTCCTTATATAATGAGAAATTAAACTTATTTTCATAAGAGTCATCTAATACGAAATAGAATTCATCTATAATTTTTCGATGTAAAACATTTCCTAAAGATAAAAATGGGGACTTCCACATAAATTCAATAGCTTGCCCATTAAAAGTTGAGCCATAATCCTCTTTAAAAATTCGGCCTTCATCATCTGCAGTTACAACACAAGATTTAAACATACATGCGCTCGTAACATTTTGCGGAACAACTCTTTTGAACCACGCATGATTAACATAGTCGTTTATCCAAATCGTTTTATAAAAGCTTTTATTAAAATACGGGAAGAAAAACCATATCTGATTATTATTCTGATAATGCAAAGCTATTGTATTTTTCAAATTCAAAGAATCAAAATCTTCAAATTCTTCTTTTATATTTTGTGAAATTTCAGAACCTAGACGGATTTGATTTAATTCTCCGACTTGTTCTAGAGCAAAAATTCCATTACTTAAGAAAAACTGTTTATTGTCAACATTTATTATGGAATTTTTTGCACAAGTTCCCTTATCTGCAAAAAGAGAAATTGCAAAATCTGACGGACTTGAACCTGAAAGTAGATAAACTCGTTCTTTTTTATAAACAGCAAGATAATCTTTGTAAGTGTGCATTCCGATAATATCTGCAGTATCAGTATGAAAATCATTGATATAACCAGCATCATCAGATGTGGTAAAATCATTATAAGACCCTAACGCTGAATAATAAATCGTAGACTCTTTAGCGCACCAAACTCGACCTTTATAAATAGTCATACAATCAGGATGTAAAGGGTTACCACTTCTATCGTTCAAATTACAATCTACAATATCAAAATTGGCATTGTTTTTTATATAAAAAGCACTGTCTGATTCTGTAGAAATAATTACACCTCGCAAGAACACCGTAAAAAGAACCTTTGTT